CTGGGGTGTGCTGCGCGAGCAAGTTGCGCCGACCGCCCCCCAAGCCCCCGGCCAGCCCCCCGCTGGGCAGGAGGTGGACTGAATGGACCAGAAGCAGATCAGGGCTCGGCTCGAAGCGATCAATCGAGCCAAGAACGAAGCCATTGATGCCGTTCGCCGTCAGGTGAACGCAGATCACGCGCCCGAGGTGGAGGGCCTTCAGTCCGCCTGCGCTGTCGCGGGTCACATGTTCATTGCGCAAAGTGGCTTTTCGTATGCCATGACCAGGACGTGTGCCTTTTGTCACAGCCCTGAGTCGCTGATGCAAAAAGCGGAGGTCAGCGATGCGCAATGAGTTGTTCTGGATCTTCAGTGGCCAGAGCCGGGAGGTTTGGTGTTCGTTGCCGCAGCCTGTGGCGCGGCCATCGCCCTGGTTGTTTGGTCGATCAGATATTGAGCCGATGGATGTTGCATGCGCATCCATGGGGTTGACACCTCTTGAGCGTCCATCGATGGCTGATACCAAAAACGCAAATCCACATATGGAATGCGACCCGAAGGGGTTTGTATGAAGCCCGCCCGCGATTCCGTGCGCACAAGCACCGTGAAGTTGTTTTTCATGGGAGTCCCCGCTGTGGCGGGATGGTTGGTTGGGGAATCTCCATCCTGCCATAGCGACGGGCTCCCACCACTTCACCCGTCGGGGGGCTGATCCATGCTGATCCTTCACTTCGTCTGCGTGGCCATCTGCCGCGCCTGCCGCTGGGCCTGGTCCCGGGTGAGGGGCTGAGCCATGTTTTGGGGCCCGGTCGTCGTTCCTGTAGTTCGTCGTTGGGAAAGCGCATTTGACGGCACGGGCCCCACCTTTTCTCCCCCAAGCACTTCCACCAGCGTCACGGCCACGGCCTTGAGCCGCCTGCTTTCCATCCTCCCTGGGCGGGTGATTTGTGGCACTGAGGTGCTTGGGGCTTTTCTTCACGTTGACTGCGGTGCTGTTCATGCCGCCAGTCTCTTTTTTTACCTGTTCGGCGTCGATCCGAACGGTTCCCAAAATTTCGGAAGGTCTGTGAATGTCCGAGTTTGAAACCCTCACCGACTGCTTGATTGAGTGCGTCAAGGCCGCTGGTGGATCCAAACAAGTGGGGCACAAAGTGTGGCCCGAGAAGACCGTCGATGCGGCGCAGCGTCACCTGCTGAACTGCCTCAACGAAGGCAAGGCCGAGCGCCTCACGCCCGACCAGGTATTGCTGATCGCCCGCCTGGCTCGTGAGCGCGGCTGCCATGCCTACATGCAGCACCTGTCAGCCGTGCTGAGCTATGCCGAACCTGCGCCAGTGGAGCCCAAGGACGAGGCCGACGAGCTGAGACGCCAGTTCATCGAGAGCACACGTGCCCTGACAGCCATGGCCGAGAAGATCGAGGCACTGGAGCGTCAGACTACGCCGAAGGTGAGGGCAGCATGACCCGCTACGCCTACCCCGCTGGCGCGTTCTGCGTCGATGCCATCCCCAATCAGCCCCAGGTGGCCCACTGCCACAGCTTCTTTATCCACGCCCACCAGCGCGGCCAAGGCCTGGCCAAGGCTCTCAAGCTGGCCCAGCTCGACGTGCTCAGAACCCAGGGCTTCAACTACGCCACGTGCACAACGGCCGGCGACAACGTGCGCCAACACCGCGTGCTTGAGGGTGTCGGCTGGCGTCGGCTGGCCGAGTTCGCAAACAGCCATTCTGGCGGCACCACGGTGCTGTGGGGCTGGGAGGTCACACCATGAGATCAAAGAGTCGCCGACCATACCGGCCTCGTGCTGGCACCTTCTGTCATCGCGCGCTGTTGATCCTGGATGAGGATGGCGCCCAGTACAGCGCGGACCTGTCGCGCATGCTGGGCATTGAGCTCGAAACAATTCACTCACGACTGAACCACGCGACATCCGCAGGGGTGATAGGTCACGAGCGGCGCAAACGCAATGGCCACACGCATTCGCTGTGGTACCTCACAAGCAAAGCAGAAGCAACGCTCCAGCTCATAAGGGCGGAGGTGGCCAGTTGAACTATTACGAGCATCACATCGGTGACTTTGCTGAGGCCACCGCACACCTGTCGTTTGTCGAGGATGCGGCCTACAGTCGATTGATCCGCAAGTATTACGCCCAGGAGAAGCCCCTTCCTGCTGACACAAAGGCCGTGCAGCGGCTTGTAGGGGCTCGCTCCAAAGACGAGCGCGAAGCCGTCGACTCGGTGCTGAGAGAGTTCTTCGAACTTCAGGACGACGGGTGGCATCAGACCCGGTGTGACGAAGAAATTGCCCGCTACCAGGACAAGCAAGCCAAGGCAAAGCGCAGCGCTCAAGCGAGATGGAGCGCAAAGCCAACGCATAGCGAAGGCAATGCGAACGCATCACCGGACGCAATGCGAACGCATAGCGAAGGCAATGCTCACCAGACACCAGACACCAGACACCAGTCACCAGACCCAAATACACACACACCGAGTGCCTCCACCGATGCTGTGCGTGTGTCCGCTGATCCGCCAAAGCCAGCCCCCGCCGAGCCCACCCGGGCCGGGCACCTGTGCCGCCTCATGCGACAGGCGGGCATCGCAGACACCAACCCGGGCCACCCCGACCTCATCGCCCTGGCCGATGCGGGCGTGACCGATGCCGAGGCGCAGGGGGCAGCGCGCACCGCCGTCGAACGATCCAAGGGCTTTGCCTACGCCGTGGGGACACTCAGGCGCCAGCGCATCGAGGCCGCCCAGACCGCCCAGCAGGTGCACCACGGCGCCATGCCCAAAACTCGCAAGGACGTGCAGTTGCAGACCGCCGCACTCATGACCGGCGCAGCCATCGCGCCCCAGCAAAACACGCCGGAGACCATCGATGTCACAGCACGTCTCATCACTCCCTGAAGCCTGGGTCCGAAAGATCTGGGACACCATGCGCGCCACCTACGGTGCCGAGTTCGACCGGCAGTGGGAATGCCCGGTAGGCGTTACGCCTCAAGCCCATGTGCAGAACCTCATGGACACATGGGGCAGGGCTCTCGCGCAACTCCAGCAGAACCCGTCGGCCATCGCCTACGGGCTGGACAACTTGCCTCCAGACCGGCCGCCAAACCTGCTCCAGTTCAAGTCCATCTGCAACCGCAGGCCAGACCGCCCGCTGCCCGCACTCGATGCCCCACGGGCAGATCCCGCCCGGGTGCAGCAGGTGATCGCCGGAATCCGCACGCCGCGCCAGGAGCGCGACCCACTGGAGACCCTGCGCGAGCTGGCAGCCAGTGATGCCCGCGACGGCACATTCCGGGGCCGAAAAGTCACGCTCGCCCAGCGCCAAACCTACCGCCAGGCCTTGGGCATGAGCAAACCAAGCCAGGAGACCAACCCATGAAATCCCCATGCAAACCGACGAGAGGCACCGCCACCGGTGCGAAGTGCGCCAGCTCCTGCGATGGCGTGTGCAACACGGCCGAGATTGGGTGTCTGCATGGCTTACCGGAGTGGCAAAGGCACGTGGAGCGCAAGTCGCAGAGCAGCTCCGCGCAGCAGCTGCAAGGCAGTGGAGCGCAGGCAACCGAGGCAACGCGGGCGACTGGCGGTGAGCAGTGCACGCGCTGCGCCGTTGGCCAGGGCCGCGAATGCAGCTGCAGGTCCACGTTTGACCGCCTGGTGATCCGCATGGTGCTGATCGGTCTGGGCTTTTGTTGGGGCACGGCCATCGTCCTGTCTCTGCGGGGGTGCGCAGCATGATCACGCTCACTTTGCCGTATCCCGTGTCATCAAACCGCTACTGGCGGCCCGTCAAGCTGGGCGCGCACATCAGCATCGTGCCAACCAAGGAGGCCAAGGCCTACCGCGCAGATGTCGCCAAGCTGGCACGAGCCGCCGGCGTGCACACCCCGATCACGGGGCGAGTGCAACTGCACCTGCAGCTCTACCCGCATCGCCCTCAGGACTGGAAGACCCGCCAACGCAAGCACGGCCACGCTTGGGATGACACAGTGATGTGCATGGACCTGGGCAACTGCGAGAAGGTGCTCTCTGATGCGCTCAACGGTGTGGCATGGGTCGATGACAAGCAGCATCGCCGCATTGTCCTGGATCGCATGGAGCCAGACGAGCATGGCGCCCGCGTAGTTGTCACCATCACGCCCATTGTGTTGCCCGTGGTGCAGGGTGAGCTGTTGGGGGCTGTGGCGTGAATCCCATCTGCAGCTGTTGCAACCCGCCTCCTGTGCACACGATCACAGACTATGCCGGGCGTGCCTGGACTTTCGAGTCCACCCGAATGGTTGGCCCAATCGTGCTCAACAAGGATGGCAACCCAAAAAGACGCCAGCCAGGATCGCGCAGTAGCTTCTGGCCAGCCTGGCAGTCCTGGCGCGACGGGCAAAGGAAAGCAGCATGACCCTCGTCCTGCGCCGAGTCGGCCGGGGCAACTGGTCCCCACTCCAACTCAACTACGACGCCGCCCACCAGGCGCAAATGCCCACCCTCGTGCAAGCCAGGGTCGGTGATCGTTTTGAGATCGCTGGCGTCCTCTACCGTGTTTCAAAGGTGATCCCATGACAGACAGCAAACAAGTGCCGACAACTGCAAAACGCAAGCCCCCGGCCGCAGGCAAGGGCCGCCCCAAGGGCACGCCCAACAAGACCACGGCGCAGCTCAAGGAAATGATCCTGCAGGCCCTTGACCAAGCCGGTGGCGTGGCCTACCTGGTCAAGCAGGCCAAGCGCCGAAACCCTGCGCCGTTCATGGCACTGCTGGGCAAGGTGCTGCCCATGCAGGTGACGGGCGCAGACGGCGGCCCCATCGAGGCATCGCTCAAAGTCACGTTCACAAAGCCCGAACCGAAGGATGGTGCAAATGGTGGCTGACCAGCTCCAGACCGAGGCACTCGACGAGCTGCTGTGCATGTGGCACCAGTGGCAACAGCACTATCGGCCTGTGCGGGCCTGGAAGGGCAAGGCGCTGGTGTGCGGCGATTACAACGCTGGCAAGCACCGCAACGGCGACGACGGCACCTTCGATGATGACCTGGACGAACAGATCATGCGGGCCGTCGATTTTGCGGTGGACAAGTTGCCCGAGGTGCTGCGCGCCGCCATCCACCAAGAAGCGCGCAACCTCACTGCAGGCGCGCAGGTGTTCATCTCGCCCAGGCTCCCAGCTGACCCAAAGCGCAGGCAGGAGACCGTGCAGCAGGCACGCGAGCAACTGGCGGGGCTGTTGCGGCTGGCGGGTGTTCTGTGATGTAATCCTTATCGAGGGCGCCAGCGTGCCCGAAAAGATCTCCTGAAGCCCGCCCGGCCCCAAGCCCGGCGGGCTTCGTCGTTTCAAGGCCTGCATGTCCGCAACGTCGGTGAACATCCCGGAGGCGCTCGCGCTCCTGTTCTCACCGGCCCGCTACAAGTTCGTCCGTGGTGGCCGTGGCTCCGGCAAGTCCTGGGGTATTGCCCGGGCCCTGCTGGTTCAGGCGGCCAGCGCTCCGCACCGCGTCCTGTGCGCCCGTGAGGTGCAGACCTCCATCAAGCAGTCTGTGCACCAGCTGCTGCGCGACCAGATCGAGGCCCTGGGCCTGGGCAGCTTCTTCGAGATCCTGGCAAATGAGATCCGAGGGCGCAACGGCAGCACCTTCACCTTCCGTGGCCTGTCCGACCTGACCGCCGACAGCATCAAGTCGCTGGAAGGCTACACCCGCGTGTGGCTGGAAGAGGCCCAGACAATCACGGCCAGGTCGTGGAAGATCCTCACCCCGACCATCCGGGCCGATGGCTCTGAGATCTGGGCCAGCTACAACCCAGAGCTGGAGAGCGACGAGACGCACCAGCGCGCCGCCGTGCGCCCGCACCCCGACACTGTGTCCATCGTCATGAACTGGCGGGACAACCCGTGGTTCCCGGCAGAGCTGGAGAAGGAGCGCCTGCACGCCAAGGCCACCATGGCGGCCGACGAGTACGCGCACGTGTGGGAAGGCCAGTGCCGCCCAGCAGTGCAGGGCGCAATCTATGCCGGAGAGATGGCCCAGGTGCTCATGCAAGGCCGCATCACCCGCGTGCCGCACGACCCCATGCTCAAGACCCACGCCGTGTGGGATCTTGGCTGGAACGATTCCATGTCCATCATCATGGTTCAGCGTGCCGCCAGCGAACTGCGCGTGATCGACTATCTGGAAGACAGTCACCGCGCCATCGATGAGTACATCAGGCCCCGTGACCCGACTCAGCCTGTGGGCGACGAGCTCGCACTCAAGCCCTACACCTGGGGCAATGACTGGCTGCCCCATGACGGTTACGCCACTCGTCACCAGACGGGCAAGAGCGATAGCGAGGTGCTGGAGGCCCTGGGCCGCGTGCCACAGATGACACCCAATATCGAGGTAGAGCAGGGCATTCGCACCGCTCGTCTGGTCTTCCCCAGGATCTGGTTCAACGACACGCCGGGCGTGCATCGGCTGATTGAGTGCCTCAAGCGGTACCGCCGCAACGTGAGCAAGACGACGGGCGAGCCCGGCACGCCACGCCATGACGAATTCAGCCACGGCGCTGACGCGTTCCGCTACCTGGGCCTGGTCGCTGACCAGTTGACAAACAACGTGGTGAAGACACCGCGCCCGACCGCCCGCCAGATCGCCATGGGCGGCGCAACTGCCTGGATGGGCTGACAGATGGAAACCAAAGATCACAAGGTTGGCGCCGCAACGTGCCGCGTTCGCCGCACCAACGCCGTGCCCGCAACCATGCGCGAGGGCATCCGCGAAGTGGCCTGCCTGCAGGTGCCCGCGAGCGAGCAGGGCAAGGGCTACGCCACCAGCCTCATGCACTCGGTGTGCCGAGAGGCTGACGCCGCTGGCATCGTCCTGGTGCTGTGGCCACAGCCATTCGGCGATCACATCGCCATGGGCAAAACGCAGCTCATCGACTGGTACGCCCGCACCTTTGGCTTTCAGGTGATCCAGCCTGACCCCGTGCTGATGGCCCGCATGCCAGGCTCAACGCCCCGCCTGCTGCGCCTGAACCCAACCATCGAGGCCTTGCACTCATGAGCGACAAGACGGCGGCCACTGGCGACGAGCTGGCCAAGGACACTGACGACGCGGCCATCATTGCCGAGTGCATTGCCCGCATGCAGATCAGTGTTACGGCTGACAGCGAGAACCGTTCTGAGGCCATCGATGACCTGAACTTCAAGAAGGGTGACCAATGGGATCCGGCCGTGAAGGCCCAGCGCACGCGAGATCAGCGCCCGTGCCTGACCATGAACAAGCTGCCAACCTTCGTGCACCAGGTCACCAATGCACAGCGCCAGAACGTACCCAGCATCAACGTGCACCCAGTGGGCGACGGCGACAAGGCTGTGGCCGAGGTGATCCAGGGCGGCATTCGCCACGTTGAGTACGCCTCCAACGCCAGCACGTGCTACGACACGGCGGTCAACAGCGCGGCTGAGATCGGCTTCGGCTACTTCCGCTTGGTCACAGCCTATTGTCGAGAAGACAGCTTCGACCAAGAGATCCAGTTCAAGCGCATCCGAAACCCCTTCACGGTCTACATGGACCCGTCGCACGTCAACCCTGACGGCTCTGACCAGCAGTGGTGCATCCTGTCCGTGAAGATGCCGCGCACCGAGTTCAAGGTCGAGCACCCCGACGCTACAGCCGATGACCTCAACGCGATTCGCGGGATGGGCGACGCCGCGCACGACTGGGCCGATGAAGACACAGTGCGCCTGGCCGAGTACTACCGCATCCACCGCGAGCCCGCCAAGGTCGTGCTGCTCAGCAATGGCGAATCCGGCTTCAAAGACAAGCTGCTTGAGCTGCCGCCAGGCGTGACGATCAAGCAGGAGCGCGACAGCTTCCGCACCACGGTGCAATGGTTCAAGCTCACGGCCACGCAGATCATTGATCGGGCCGACATCCCCTGCAAGTGGATTCCGGTGTTCCCGGTCTATGGTGACGAAACCGACATCGACGGCAAGGTGTTCCGCTCCGGCCTGATCCGCAACGCCAAAGACCCGGCGCGCATGTACAACTTCTGGATGACGGCGGCCACCGAAGAGGTGGCGCTGCGCCCCAAGACACCGTACATTGGCGCCGAAGGCCAATTCGAGGGGCACGAGAGCGAGTGGGCCTCGGCCAACACCAGCAGCTTCCCCTTCTTGGAGTACAAGCCAAAAAGCCTGGGCGGCATGCTTGCACCGCCTCCGCAGCGTCAGCCCATGGCTGATCTGCCGTCTGGCGTCCTGGCCATGGCCATGCACGCCAGCGACGACATCAAGGCCACCACGGGTATCTTTGATGCAAGCCTGGGCGCCCGATCCAACGAGACGAGCGGCGTGGCCATCAAACGCCGAGACCAGCAGGGCGAGACAGCCAATTTCCACTACATCGACAACCTGCACATCACGCTGCGCCACGTGGGCCGCTGCATCATCGACATGTGGCCCAAGGTGTACGACGCCCAGCGAACGCTGCAGATCATGGGCAAGGATGGCAAGGTGTCGGCGGTTCCGATCAACACGCCAGTGCCTCCCGAGCAGCAAAAGCCAGACCCCAAGACTGGCGCTATTCAGAATGTGCTCAACGACATGACCGTGGGCGAGTACTCGGTCACCGTCAGCAGCGGCCCGAGCTACGACACGATGCGCCAGGAAGCGGTGGACGGCATGATCCAGACCGCCCAAAGCTGGCCCAAGCTGATGGACATCGCGGGTGACAAGGTCGTGCGCTCCATGGACTGGCCCATGTCTGATGAGATCGCTGATCGCATCGAGAAGACCCTGCCGCCAGAGCTGCGCGACCAGGCAGAGGGCGACGACGGCGAGCCAGCCGGCCCGCCACCACTGCCGCCCGAGGTACAGCAGCACATCCAGCAGATGGAGCAGGCCATGCACAACCTCATGGACCAGCTCGACCAGGCCAAGAGCGGTGTCGACAAGGCCCGCATTGCTGCTGACGCCCAGATCCAGGTGGCCAAGATCAACGCTGAGAGCCGTGGCGATACAGAAGAGCTCAAGGGCGTGATCGCCATGCTGCTGCAAAAGATGCAACCGCCCACGGTGCTGGCCACCGATGTGGCGCAAGACCTCCAAGACGATGACACCGGGCCCGCAAATGCGGGCCTTGTCGATTCTGGGGAGGCCAACTCTCGCCCTGATGCTGGCCCGGCATCAGAACAAGGCGCCCCGGGCAATGACCTACCGCTGGGTAATCAGTACAGCGGGCCGGAGATCGCGCAATGAGCGTGCCAGAAGACACCTTCACCCCCGAGCCACCGGTGACGGCCCAGGCCGACACCACCGACCAGAGCCAGCAGACCGATACGGGTGCTGGCGAGGACAAGGCGGCTCAAACGCAGGAGCAACAGCAGCAGACTGACGCCCCAGAGGGCGAACAGCAGGACCGTGACGAGAAAGGGCGCTTCAAGGGCGTCCAGCCTCGCATCGATGAGCTCACCCGGAAGCGCCACGAAGCTGAACGCGAAGCGGCCTACTGGAAGGGCGTTGCAACCCAGGGCAAGGCGCCTCAACCTTCGGCGGATCAACCCGCTGCCAATCCCAAGCCTACCCCTGACCAGTTCGACGACTACGGTGACTACATCGAGGCCCTGACCGAGTGGAAGGCTGAGGAAAAGATCTCCAAGGCGTTGACCGAGCGCGAAGCCAAAGCTGCCCAGCAGCAACAGGCCCAAACTCGGGCAACGACGTGGGAGCAACGCCAGGCCCGGGCACGCGCCGCGATGCCCGACTACGACGCTGTGCTGGGTGCATCAGATGCACCCGTCGCCGCGCACGTGGCCGAGGCCATCCAGGACAGCGAGCACGGGCCCGCCCTGGCTTACCACCTGGCCAAGAACCCGGACCTGCTGGACCGCCTCAATGGCCTCTCCCCACGCGCATCCGATCGTGAGCTTGGCCGCCTGGAAGAGCGCCTTTCGTCAAAGCCCGCTGAGCCCGGCACGCAGCCTGCCGCCGAGCCCGCTCCTGCGAAGACCACCCAAGCACCCAAGCCCGCCGCTGTCACGTCGAGCCAGGGGCGAACCATCGCGCAAGACCCGTCAAAGATGACGATGGCCGAGTACGAGGCGTTCCGCTCCAAGGGCCCGAACAAAGCACGGTGGGCACGGTAACCACTGAACCACACGACACCACCAATTGACCCCGCTTCGGCGGGGTTTGTCGTTTCTGGAGATCCAAGATGACCAATACCGCAGTTACCTGTTCCATCGTGGCCAAGGAGGCATTGCCCATCCTGGCCAACATGCTGAGCTTCGCCTCCAACGTCAACCGCGACTTTGAAGACGAGTTCAACGGCAATGTGGCTCGTGGCTACATGCCCGGCCAGACCATCAACATCAAGAAGCCCCCGCGCTACACCTACCGCCAGGGCCGCGTGGCCGTGCCCCAGGCCACGGTGGAAACATCGCTGCCCTTGACGCTGTCTCAGGGCGGCTGTGACCTGAACTTCACCAGCCTGGAGCGCACTCTGTCGTTCAACAAGCTGGAAGACAAGGTGCGCGCCGCCATGGAGCCGGTGGCCAACGAAATCGACCGTCAGGGCCTGCAGTTGGCCCGTCAGTCGGTCTTCAACTGCATCGGCACGCCCGGCACGCTGCCCACCACCCAAGCCCTGGCCCTGGCCGCCGTCACTGGCGTCAATCAGCGCCTGGACGAAATGGGCGCCCCCCGCAAGGACAACCGCCGCGCCTTCATCATGAACCCGGCACTGAACGCCTCGACCGTGCAGGGCTTCGCTGGCCTCTTCAACGGTCAGAAGACGCTTACCGAGCAATTCAGCAGCGGCACCATGGTTGACAGCCTGGGCCTGGCCTACGCCATGGACCAGAACGTTGACTTGCACACCAACGGCACCGCCGTGGTGAACACCAACACGGTCAACGGTACCAACCAGACCGGCGCCACGATCACGGTCAATGCACTGAACGGCACGATCACCAAGGGCACCAAGGTGACCTTTGCGGGCGTCTTTGCGGTCAACCCCCAGTCGCGCCAATCGACCGGTACGCTTGCCCAGTTCGTGGTGACTGCTGACGTGGCTGCATCAGCCACTTCGTTGCCTATCAGCCCCGCCATGGTGACCTCTGGCGCCTTCCAGAACGTGACCGGCTCGCCAGCCAACAGCGCGGTGATCACCATCTTCGGCACCGCCTCGGGCAGCTACTCGGCCAACGTGGCGTATCACAAGGATGCCTTCACGCTGGCCATGGTGCCGATGTGGGCGCCCCCTGGCGGCAAGGGTGTGATCGACGTGGCTCAGGAGACCTACAAGGGCTTCACCATCAAAGTCACGGAGTTCTACGACGGCGTGAACGACAACTCGATCATGCGTCTGGACGTGCTTTTCGGTTGGGCCGCCACTTACCCCGAACTGGCTTGCCTGTACGCGACCTGATGGATGGCCCTTCGGGGCCTTCCATCCCTGCAACCCCATCACCTTTTTCAAGGAACCATCATGATCCTCTTAGGTAAATCCTATGGCGGCTACGCTGCGGGCACCATCGTGCAACTGGCTACCAGCGTCGAAGCTGCGTTGGTTGCGTCAGGCTACGCCACCACCTCTGCGGGCCCCGTCACTCCGGGCGCCGTGTCCACCACTCAACCCATGGGCCGCGTCGGCATCGCTGCTGCTGGCACCTCCGTGGTGGTCAGCAATCCGAGCTTCACCACTGAGTCGAAGTTCTTTGCCGTACTTTCCAACGCTGCGGCTGACGCCACTGCGCTGTACATCACCCGCATCACGCCTGCCGCTGGCTCGGTGACGTTCACGCTGAACGCTGCCGCCACCGCCGCTGTGGCCATCGACTGGGCCCAGCTCGGCCCCTACGGCGGCCTCACAACCAACGCCTGATCAGGCACACAGAAGGAGTCTGAACCATGGAACACATCGAGTTTCCCAAGTGGAAGTACCAGGGCGCAACCGCCAAGCTGGTGCACAACACCGAAGAAGAGGCCGCGCTGGGCGATGGCTGGGGAGATCAGCCCAGCGACGCATCGGCAGAGCCCGAAGTTGATCCCCGCGATGCGGAGATCGAGGCCCTGCGCGCAGCTCTGGCTGAAGCGCAGACCAAGGGCAAGAAGGCCACCGCAGCAGCTTGACGCCGCACCGGCTTGATCACACAGGGGGCTTCGGCCCCCTTCTTTTTTGAAGGACGAACACCATGCCGTTTTTGCAACAAGGCCGCGACGCACAGGTGGTGATTCCTGCGGGTCAGTCGATCCGCGTGGGCGCCCTGCGCGGTGCATCGGCCTCCATCTCCATCCCTCAGGGTCTCCCGGGCGGTCCGACTCAATCGGTCACTGACGGTCAGAGCGTTTATGGACCGTATCCTGCTGGTGCTACTGTCACTGTGGAGGCAGTGTATGGTGAGGCTGAATATGTGGTGAGCGCCAATCCGTTCTTAACAGACGGGTTGTACAACTCCGGAGCGGTCTCTATCACTGGTGGCGCAGTGAACAACACAACGATCGGCGTAGCGACCCCCAACACAGGCTCGTTTACAACGTTGCGATTTGCTATCGGTGGCTCGCTCAATTGCGCTCTCATTGATGGATCTGGTACGCCAGGAAATGTGACCCAAAACCAGCCTCGTGGCCGCGCTGCATTTGCTGCTGCTGGCGCTTCCGTCGCGGTTACCAACTCGTTGGTTGCGGCAAACAGTACGATTCTCGTGTCTCTCGGTGGTGCTGACGCCACGCTCACTTCTGTGCGCGTCACTCCTGGCGCGGGCTCGTTCACCGTAACGGGCAACGCTGCGGCGACTGGTATCACACCGTTCGACTACCTTGTGATTCAGAACTGAGGCTGACGCCATGCCCAGCCCCACCACCGCCCTGGACCTGATCACCCGGTCCATGAAGCTCGCCAAGCTGCTCAGCTCCGGGGAGACGCCTACAGCCGAGGAAGCCACGGACGCCCTGGCCACGCTCAATGACATCCTGGAGAACTGGGACACCGAGCCCATGTCCCTCTGGGGCACCAGCAACTTCGTGGGGGCGACGGTGGGCGGCCAGGCCACGTACACCATTGGCCCGGGCGGGAACTTCAACACCACGCGCCCGAGCAACATCAATGGTGCATTCGTCACCTTCAACGGGGTTGATTTCCCGCTCGATGTGGTCGGCCAGCTCGATTACAACAAGATCAGCCTGAAGACCTACCAGCAGCCCATCGCCAACCAGCTGCTGTACGTCAACGACTATCCCCTTGGCCTGATCACGCTGTGGCCGGTGCCCACCTCGGCCATGCCCATCACGCTGACCTTTGATCGGCTGCTGACGCAGATCCCCAGCCTGGCCACGGTCATCAACTACCCGCCCGGGGCGGCCAAGGCCTTGCGCTACATCTTGGCCATCGAGCTGGCCACCGAGTTCGGCTCGCCGGTCGATCAGGCCATGGTGGCGCTGGCGGCTGATGCCAAGGCCGACTTCAAACGGGCCAACAAGCAGCCGGTGCGGGCGTCCTATGACTCGGCCCTGGTTGGGCAGTTCGGCACGGGCAACTGGCGCACGGGCGGCTGATCACCATGAGCAAGTTCCCCTTCATCGGCGCCAGCTACACGGCGCGCAGCAAGGCATTTGACAGCCAGCGCTGCGTGAACCTCTACCCCGAGGTGAGCGAGAGCGGCCCAGGCCCCAGCAAAAGCGTGGCGGCGCTGATCGGCACGCCCGGCCTGGCGCTGTGGTCCACACTGGCCGGTGGCTCGGTGCGTGGTCTGCTGCGCTTCAGTGCTTCGGTGGCCATCGCCGTGGCGGGCTCCAATGTCTACACGGTCACCACCGCAGGCGTGGGCACCTTGATTGGCACGGTAGCCGGTGGCTCCACGCCCGTCAGCATGGCCAGCAATGGCACCGTGGTGATGCTGGTCACGGGATCGGCTGGCTACGTCATCAACCCGTCAGCGGGCACCGTCACCACCATCACGGACAGTGACTTCACGGGCGCCGATGCGGTGTACTTCATCGACGGCTACTTCGTCTTCAACAAGCCGGGCACCGGCCAGTTCCAGATCACCCAGCTTTACGGGACCGACATTGATGGCCTGGACTTCGCCACGGCAGAGGGATCGCCCGACCTGCTGGTATCGCTGATCGTTGATCACCGTGAGCTGTGGCTCATGGGTGAGAACTCGGTCGAGGTGTTCTACAACAGCGGTAACCCTGACTTCCCCTTTGAGCGCATCCAGGGCGCTTTCATCGAGATGGGCTGCGCGGCCAAGTACTCGCCCGCCAAGATGGACAACAGCGTGTTTTGGCTCAGCGCTGATGAGCGTGGCCAGGGCATTGTGGTGCGCGCTGTCGGGTACCAGCCCCAACGCATCAGCACGCACGCGGTCGAGTACTCGATTGGGCAGATGGTCACCATCAGCGATGCCGTGGCCTACACCTATCAGCAAGAGGGGCACAGCTTCTACGTGCTGAGCTTCCCCACCGCCAACGTCACCTGGGTCTATGACGCCAGCACGAACCTGTGGCACGAGCGCGCATGGCGCAACCCTGCGGACGCCTCCATGAACCGCCACCGCTCAATGAGCCACATGGCATTCGCGGGCCTGAACATCTTGGGTGACTGGGAGACCGGCAACCTCTACAGCCTGGATCTGGACACCTTCACGGACAACGGGGCCTTGATCCCTCGCATTCGCTCCTGCCCCCACCTGGCCGCAGACCTGCGCTGGCAGTTCTTCACCGCCCTGCAGATCGACATGGAAGCGGGCGTTGGCCTGGCCAGCGGGCAGGGCAGTGACCCGCAGGCCATGCTGCAGTGCTCGGACGATGGCGGCTTCACCTGGGGCAACGAAATGTGGGCATCCATCGGCAAGATGGGTGAGCGCAAGCGCCGCGTGCGGTGGCGCCGCCTGGGCAAGAGCCGCGACCGAGTGTTCATGGTGACCATCACCGACCCCGTCAAAGTGGTCATGGTGGGCGCCAGCGTTGAAGTGACGGCGGGGCCAGCATGAGCGATGCACTCAAGTTCGTGCCGCCCAGGGTCGCGTTCGTGGATCCGCGCACGGGGATGATCACCCGAGAGTGGTTTCTCTTCCTGCAAGGCCTGTTCTTGCGCGTTGGTGGATCTCTGGGCAACTCCACCACAGACCTGTCTTTGAGCCTCTTCGAGGACGCGGGCACCAGCGAGGTCGATTCCCGCCTTCGCTCCATGGATGACGCCTGGCAGCAGGCCCCAGCCGTGCAGGCCGACCAGGTCGACGAGCAGGCCCTGATCGCTCCGGCGCCCATCTACCTGATCACCACCGATCCCGACCTGCTGCCTGACATCGCATCCCTGCGCGCCGAGATCGACACCCTGCGCCAACAAATCCAAAGCCTGCTGCAAGGCACAACCCCCTGAAGGAGCCAAACCATGGCCGTCAATGTCGCCGTGCTGATCCCCGCGAAGAACGCGGAGACAGCCCAAACCACCCAGTACACCGCCAACGGCGTGCGGACCATCATCGACAAGTTCACTGCTACGAACACCACGGCTGCGGCTGTGACCATCTCGGTCAACTTGGTGACCAGCAGCGACACGGCGGGTACGCAGAACCTGGTGCTCAAGACCAAGAGCCTGGCCGCCGGTGAAACCTACACGTGCCCCGAGGTGGTCGGTCAGGTGCTGGCGCCCGGTGGCTTCATCTCCACCCTGGCGGGCGCCACGGGCGTCACCATCCGCGCAAGCGGTCGGGAGGTGAGCTGATGTGTGCTGAGCTGACAGAGAAGTCTGCCCACGCGCTCATGGGCTCCATGCCTTCGCCCGAGTCAGTGCGCGCCATGGAAGCCCACCTGCTCACGCTGCCTCAGGTTGACCTGGCCGCCAGCCATGTGGTGCATGGTGGGATGTGCTCGCGAACCATTTTCATCCCGGCTGGTACCGTGCTCACGGGCGCCCTGACCAACATTGCAAACCTGTGCATCTTGTCGGGTGACATAACGGTCACGACGGATGAGGGCCCCAGGCGGCTGACAGGCTTTCACGTGATCCCAGCCAAAGCGGGCTTCAAGCGGGCAGGGGTTGCCCATGCCGACACCTACTGGACAACGATCTGGCCGACGCAGCTTTCAGACATCGAGGCCATCGAGGATGAAATGACCAGCGAATCGGCCAGCCTTCAGACGCGCCGCTCAGGCATCGAATTTGTGGCCCCGGCCGCACTCAAGGAGTAACACCATGGCACTCGGAATCAGCGCTGCAACGTGGGGGATGATTGGGGCCGGTACCGCCATTGCCGGTACCGTCATGGGCGCCAATGCAGCAGGCGATGCAGCAGACGCCCAACGCCAGGCATCGCAAGATGCCAACGCCACCCAATTGGCCATGTTCAACCAGAACCGCGAGGATCTGACGCCCTGGCGTGATGCTGGCAAGGTGGCCCTTGGACAGCTCACCAAGGGCACGGCGGATGGGGCGGACTTCAACCGCAACTTCACGCTGAGCGACTTCACCAAAGACCCGGGCTATGACTTCCGCATGGGCCAGGGTCAGCAGGCGATGGAGCGCAGCGCGGCTGCCCGGGGTGGCGCGCTGTCTGGTGGGGCCGCCAAGGCGCTGGAGCGCTACAGCCAGGATTACGCCTCGGGCGAGTACTCCGACGCCTACAACCGCTTCAATGCAGACATGGACCGTCGATTCAACCGGCTGTCATCGCTGGCCGGTACCGGGCAGACCGCCACCCGTGATGTGGCCAGCATGGGCACCTCCACCGCGGATTCCATCGCAGGCAACCAGCTCGCGGCGGGAAATGCGCGGGCAGCGGGCATCGTCGGCCAGGCCAACGCCGTCAACAGCGGTGTGAGCAATCTGCAGAGTATGTACAGCCTAAGCAAGATGCTCGGATCAGGCGGCGGTGGAGCTGCGTCCGCCTCATACCCAGCATTCGGCGCCGGCGCCAGCGACAGCTTCGGCACGCTCAGTGCCATGGCGTAAGGAGGACACCCACATGGCACAACTCGATCCATCCATCATCCTGGGCGTTCGGCCAGCGGCTGACCCAATGGACAGCTACGGCAAGGCCTTGAGCCTCAAGTCATTGCTCGGGCAGCAGCAGATGCAAGACATGCAGATGCAGCAGGCCCAGGAGCAACAGCGCTACGACCGGGACTATGGCGATGCGCTGAAAAACAGCGTGGGGCCTGACGGCAAGCTCAACACCGGGATGGCGCTGGCATCACTGGCCAAGAGCGGCAACACCAAGGGTTACGGCGCCCTGCTCAAGCAGCAGCAGGACCAGCAGAAGTCCGAGGTGGACCTGGCCAACACCCGTAGCCAGACCGGAGAGCGCGACTATGGTGTGCTGAAGAAGAAACTGGGCGCCGTGCGCGATGTGCTGGGCTCGATGCTCTCCCGTCCTGATGTGACCCATGACGATGTGGTGCAAGGCTTGGTGCAACTCAAGAACACGGGCGCCATTGATGACCAGCAAGCTCTGGCTGCCCTGCAGTCGATCCCAGGAGACCCCACCAAACTGAGGCCATTCCTGATTCAGAGGGCCCTTGAGAACATGGAGGCATCCAAGCGCCTGGAGGCCGTGATGCCCCAGCGGAAGCAGGTCAATAACGGAAAGGTGACATTGTTCCCAGACATGAATGAAATCACGACCCCCGGTGGCCCGGCACCCATTCAGATGACCACCACGCCGGGGGAAGACCAGAGTGCGGCGACATCACGACGCGGGCAAAACATGGCCGACGCCAGAGCAAGGGAGGGCAATGACATTGCGCGCCAGGCCGCCCGCACGCAAGTGGTGGAGACGCCTGACGGCTATGCGCTGGTGGACAAAGGCACGGGCCTGGTCAGACCAGCAGCAACCATGAGCGGCGCCCAGATCAAGGGCAAGGATTCCGGCCTCAATGACAGCCAGGCCAAGGCGCTGCTGTTTGGATCGCGGATGCAGGCATCGAACAAAATTCTTGACGCCTTGTCATCTCAGGGCGTCGATCAGCCCGGCATGTTCAAGCGCGCAGTCACTTCTGTGCCATGGATTGGTGACGGCTTAGGAACGATGGCGAACGGCACGCAATCCACCCAGCAGCAGCAAGTTGAGCAAGCTCAGAGGGACTTCATCAACGCAGTGCTTCGCAGAGAGTCTGGGGCAGCAATTGCCCCGAGCGAGTTCGATAGCGCAACAAAGCAGTATTTCCCGCAGCCCGGTGACTCAGGCGCAGTCAAGCAGCAGAAAGCGATGAACAGAAAGCTGGCAATTCGCGGCTTGATGGCCGAGGTGCCAGCCAACAAGGCCGCACAGCTGAACACGCAAGAGCAACAGTCAACACAGAAGCCAGCGGCCCTACCTGGCGGCTGGAGCGTGACGGAGCACTGAACCATGCCCAAATTCACGTTCACGTCTCCTGAGGGCAAGAGCTTCACCGTGGAGGGCCCGGACGGCTCCACGTCAGAGCAGGCATTTCAAGTACTCCAGCAAAGGCTTGGGGCCAACGCCCCGGCCACCGGTCCAACCGACCGGCAAAAGCTGATTTCAAGCGCTCCCATGAGGCTGGCTCGCGGGGGCTTCGACCCCATCGACGGCGCTGCGCAACTGGCTTCACGCATGCCAGGCGCTGGAGTGATCAACAGCGCGGCAGATGCGGCTGGCGGCTTCCTGAATCGCCAGGTGTTCAACCGCCTGGGCCTGCCGGGCGACTTTGCTGGTGAAGTGCTGGGCATCCGAGGCGCAACGCCCGCCCAGATGGACGCAGGCATACAGGCCGCAGAGGCCGAGTACCAAGCTGCGCGCCAGGCCACTGCGCCGCGCACGCTGACATCAATCGTCACAGGCCAGAAGGAGGATCCGGGGGTTGACCTGATGCGCGGTGTTGGGAACCTGCTGAGCCCGGCCAATGCCGTCGTTGCGAGGGTGCTGCCAGGGGCTGGGTCCACTGTGGTCCGCCGAGCCGCGACGGGGGCCGCTGGCGGTACGTTGGCTGGGCTGCTGCAGCCGGTCACCAACACGGGCGATGACGGCACCAGCTTTGGCGCACAGAAGGCGGGCCAGGCTGGCCTTGGCGCCATCTCTGGCGCTGTGGCAGCACCGGTTCTCGGCGCCATCGGTGACCGAGTTGGCCAGTGGCTTGCCAACGCATCAGCTCGCCGAGCCTCGACCAGGCCACCCAGCGCGCAAGAGGTTGAGCAAATCGCTCGCAATGTGGCCAACGACACAAATCAGCGGTGGGAAGACATGGCCCCGGCCATGCAGCAGCAGATGCGAGGCCAGGTTGCGGAGGCGCTCAGGGCTTCAGCGGGCCGCCGCGATCCTGCCACCTTGGCCAGGCTTCGAGACTTCCAGGCCGAGGGCATCGATCCCACACTGGGGCAGATCACTCGCGATGGCAGGCAGTACGCCAACGAGATGAACCTGCGCCAGGTGCCCGGTACCGGCGACCCCCTGCTGCAACGCATGCAGCGCCAGGGGCAGCAGATTCAAGAACGCGTTAATCGCTTTGGGCAAGGCGCCCAACAGGATTACCGCGCCGGTGGAACCCTCATGGCGCCACTGCGAGCCTATGACGAGCAGCTCAGCGCGGGCGTGAGATCTGCATATCGGGCAGCCAGAGAAAGCGCGGGCAAAGACGCGGAGCTTCCGATGCAGGGCCTTGCCCAGGATGCGGCCGAGGTGCTCGACAACTTTGGGGACAAGGTGCCAAGCGGCGTGCTCAATCAGCTTCGGCGGTACGGCGTTTTGCCAGATCAGACCGGCATGCCAGCACCACGGAAGCTGTTCACCGTCGAAGAGGCGGACAAGCTGCTCAAGATCATCAACGCCAGCGGCAGTCGCACCGACGATGCAACCAATGCAGCCCTGGCCCAGTTGCGCGCAGCGGTGAAGCGATCAGTCACCGAGCCTGGCGCCGATGATGTCTTTGCGCCTGCTCGCCGTCTGGCAGCAGATCGCTTTGCCCTGCATGACAGCGTGGATGCTCTAGCCCAGGTGGCGCGGGGCCAGGCAAGCCCAGACACCTTCGTAGATCAATTCATCATCAACGCTGACACAGACCAGGCCGCCCGCCTGGCTGGCATCCTGCGCCAACAGTCACCCCAGGCATATCACCAAGCCCAGAGCCAGATCGGCGCAAAGTTGGCTCGTGCAGCCTTCGGTGAGAACGTCGCCGGGGACAATACCATGTCGGTAGAGCGTTACGCCAAAGTGCTCAACGACTTGGGTGACGACAAGCTGGCCGCGTTTTTCAGCCCCCAGCAAATCGAGCAACTGCACAGGCTTGCGCGTGTTGGCGCCTACATCAACCAGCCACCCAACAAGGCGCCAGTCAACACGTCAGGGAACTGGGGAGCGATCACCAACATCGTTGCCAGGATTCCCGGCATGCCGGCAGCGATGGGGCTGATCAGCTCAGCGAGGACGGCGGTTCAAACCCAAACGGGCGTGCAACGGGCCCTTGCTGCGCAGCCTCCGGTGCAGCCTGCCCAGCTTGATGCCGGCACGGTACGCCGCCTCTCCGATCTTGTAAGTGCTGGCGGTGTAGCCGCTGGAGCTGCTGCTGTCGGAGCTATCAAGTAGCCAGCGGTACAGCATCACACCCAAGACAGACGCAACAAGTTCCATTTGACCACCCACAGCCCGCCTTGAGCGGGCTTTTTCGTTTCGGAGACACGCAGTATGGCAACCCTTCTGCCGGAAGGCAAACAGAGCTTCACCGATGGCGCAGGCCTGCCCCTGGTGGGCGGCATGCTCTACACCTACGATGCGGGCACGAACACGCCACGCGCCACCTACGCTGACGCGGCGGGCACCACCCCCAACACAAACCCCGTCATCCTGGACGCCAGGGGCGAGGCCACGGTGTTCTGGAATGGGGCCTACAAGGTGGTGCTCAAGACGGCTTCTGATGTGACGGTTTGGACGGTTGATGCTGTGGCGACGCCTGAAGTTGCAGGGGTGTCAGCCGCGTTGCAGTCCGCACTTGCTAACCCGGCGGATGCATCCGAAGGCCCTGGGATGATGGCTTTTGCGCCGCCACTCAACTACTTGGCTAAAACGATCGGCGCAGCAGTTGAAGATAACGCAGTAAACATACTCTGGTTTTGCACTGAGGCCCAGCGCGCAGCAATCAAAGCAAAGACGTTTGCCGATGACCACACCGCGATATTCAACGCAGCTAAGTCGTTCGCGCTAGGCCGTGCTATTTACATGCCCGCAGGCGGGTACAAGATCAGTGCCGCGACGCTGTCTTTGGGCGGGCAGTGCCTTTACGGCGATGGGCCTGGTGCCACGGTAATTCGGCACACTGACCCAACTCAAAACCTTTTCAACATTACTGGGGACAAAGTAACCATCCGGGATATGGAACTCCACGGTGCAGCTACCGCAGCAACTACCAGCCGGTTTGCTATTTCTACAGCGCTCGCAACACCGGTTACTGGTATTCGGGTTGAAAACGTTTTTATTTCTGGCCAGGATGCTGCGCATGGTTTCACGAACGGCATCAAATTCGATGATGGGTGCCACTACGGGCGGGTATTCAACTGTAATTTTGACCGACTCTGGGGAAACGCATCAGGGTTCGGCTACGGAATTCTTGGCGGAAATGTTAAGGATTTGATTTGCGCATTCAACACATGGATCGGATCTCCCGGCAGGGGGCGTCACGGAGTGTATTTCAGCTCTGGTGCAAACAGGTGCCAGGCTTTGCACAATCACCTAGAGGGGGCTGATTACGAGGCTATCACCATGTATAGCCAGGGAGCCCAACCAGCATGCACCGACAACGTGGCAGGGTTCAATACGATCATTGGGTCATGTGCTGCTATTCCTGGCGTCATCTCTGGCGGAATCAGCGTGTTCGGTCACGCAAGTGGGAATCAGATTGTCGGAAACACCATCAGGAACTCGAAAGGCTGCGGCATAAAATTAGAGGGAACCGGATTTACCGACCTTCAGGACACGACAATTACTGGCAACAAGATTTTCACCCCGGATTACATTGGCATTGACCTGGTGGCCGCAGTCGGTGGGGAGGTGAGTGGGAACTTCATCAAGGACGTTGGGCAAGCCGCATCGGGTACATACGCTGGTGTCCGGTTCATCGCAGACGGGACGACAGGCACAAGCGGCTGGATAGCTGCTGACAACAGAATCCCAGCGTCCTCAACTGGGCGCTCGGCGTTCCAAACAAACGCATCCCTACCTGTTCCGAAGAATATCAAGTTCGACGGCAATCATGTTGGATCAGGAACCGCCACCGATTACGAATTCGCTGGCGGTGCTGGATTCCCTATCGACGGTCGAGTCAGATTTTCCCAAGCATACGACCCGCCAAACATCGCAAACAACTCATCCAGCGTTGCGAATTGGTCGGTTGCTGGTGCGGCTGTTGGAGACATCGTCACCGTTACCCATAGCGCAAATACTGATGGTTGCTCGCTGTCCGGCCAAGTCGTTGCAGAAAACAGCGTTGACACAACCATCGTCAATGCGTCAGGCGGAGCAAAAGATATTGCTGCAGGGACTATTTACATCGATGTTTGGAAGCGGTCGCCATGAACGACGAACGGAGCACCATGAGTGATTTCGACACCATCAAATGCGCCATCCGCGACGTGCTCGATGAGCGCGCCAAGATGCCCAGCGAAGAGCACCAGTCACATCACAACTGGGTGCGTCTGCAGATCGAGCGTCAGCAGGCCCGGGCTGAGTTCTGGCGTGCCATGTTCGCCAAGAGTGCTCCAGCCATGGCGGTCTCCCTGCTGGCCGCCCTGGCAGGGTGGGCATGGCACTGGGTCAGTACACACATCACCCTGAGGTAACGCACCATGATCATCGGAGCATTCTTCTCATTCTTTGGCAGCACGGCTTTCCGCTGGTTGTTTGGAGAAGTGATCGGCTTTTTAAAAGCCAAGCAGGACCATGAGCACGAGATGGCCATGATCCGCCTGAATCTTGATGTGGAGAAGGAGCGAGCCGAGCTGCGCAAGGCCGAGATTGCGGCAGCGGCAGAGGCGGGCGTGAAGGTCATCGAGGCCCAGGCCGAGGCCGCGCACGATGGCCTGATGGATCAGGCCTGGCTCTCTGCAGTTCAAGGCATCGACAAGCCCAGCGGCGTAGCCTGGATCGATGGCTTCAACAAGCTGATCAGGCCCGAGCTGGCCCAGGTCTCTATCCTGCTGATCATCGGCAATGCTTTGTGGCCACAGCACGTTGTGCTGCAGGGCATTGTGATGGAGGTCATCTGCGGGGCCTTGGGCCTGTTCCTGGGTGGCCGGATCACGTCGACGGGTCGGTGATGGATAAAGCCGACATCGAGCGCGCTGTGCGCCTGGTCATTGCCCTGCTGGAGAGCTTCGAGGGCCTGCGCTTGCGGCCCTACCTGTGCCCGGCTGGCGTGTGGACCATTGGCCTGGGAACAACCCGCTACCCTGACGGGCGCCCGGTGCGGCCCACCGACCGAGCCATCACGCGCGACGAGGCGTATGTGATCGCTGCGTGGCAGATCCGCCGTGACTACCTGCCTGAGGCGCTCAAAGCCTGCCCGGGCCTGGATACACCCGGCCGCCTGGCCGCTGTGGTTGACTTCGCCTACAACCTGGGCACGGCCGCCCTGCGCGGATCCACGCTGCGCAAGCGGATCAACGCGGGCCAGTGGGAGTCGGTGCCGGTGGAACTGCGCAAATGGGTGAGGGGTGGTGGCAGGGTGCTTCCCGGCCTGGTCAAGCGCCGGGGCGCCGAGGCTGCGCTGATCTGATGGCTTGCGAGTCGCCGCAAACTGTTCCGCAATCCATTTTCTGGCCGCATGGATAATGGCTTTGCGAGCCGTTTATGTTCGAAATTTGCGGAACAGCATTCTATGCATGTGCTTGATTTACAAAGAAATGGCGGTTGACTCTTAATCCGTTGGTCGAGTGTTCGAGTCACTCAGGGCCCACCAAATTTAGAAGGTCAGCAGGTTAGCGCCTGCTGACCTTTTCTCATTTTTGCGGAACATGTTCCGCAAT